ATTATATAATGTATTTATTAATTTATTAATATCATATTTGTGGCCCTAACTATATATTTAATTTATTAATTTATTAATATCATATTTGTGGCCCTAACTATATATTTAATTTATTAATTTATTAATATCATATTTGTGGCCCTAACTATATTTAAATAGTAAATTTATAAATACCGAAATCATCATTTTTTATATGTTTTAAGTTATAAGATATATAATATCTAGCAGCATCTATTCCATGATTATACATATCTCTAGGTTTACCTGGTTTTGTTTTTGACCATATATAATTATTAAACTCTTTAATTAAATTAGTAGAATTCGATGTTATAATTATTTTATAATCTAAAATTAATTTTATACCTTCTTCTATAGAACCGGAACTTCTATCTGAACGTATTACAGTTAAACCTTCTCTTTTTAATTCCTCAATTAACCTATTAGAAGAACTATCAGCTATTATTTCTTTTTCCTTAACATATTGTTTAACTAAGGATATTAATTCATATGTAGATAAATTATTTGAATAAATACATTCTTCTAAATATATTATTTTTTTCTTTTTGTCTATAGCAACTTTAACAAGAACATCCGGATCGGGTGAAAAACCAAAATCTTGACCGAAACCATAATCTAAACTATCATCAAACTCTCCTATTTCCCAATTTTTAAATATTACTCCTTCAGCTACATCTAAAAATTCACCTAATATTATATGTCTATATTTTTCAGGATTATTTTTTTTAATTTTATTAATTTGTTTTAATATGCTATCAGATAAATTTTTAATGTTATCTAAATATGTAGTGTGTATATAATTACTATCATCATTTGTATAACATCTACATGGCTGTACTCCGACACTTTCAAAAAATCTTTTATATATCCAATGAATTTTAGATGTAGGATTAAAAATAATTATTACTTTGTTTATTTTATCTTTTCTTCTAGCTGTTAAATCTATTTTATCGAAAGTTTCTTCATCTGGTATTTCTTCTGCTTCATCTATAACAACAATATTCAAATTAGCTATCGATTTTAAATTGGCTGTTTGTATAGATGAACCGGTTTTTATACCTTTAAATATAATTCTAGAGCCTGTTTCTTTGTTTATGATTTCATTTTTTGTTATTTCGTACATTCTAGATAAATTTAACATTTCTATTTTATCTAGAAATTCTGGATAAACAGAAATTTTAACAGAATTCATAGTCCATCTAGAAAATAATATAACATTACCTCTTTCTAATGTAAGAGCTAATAAATAAGATGCGACTGCAAATGATTTACCACTACCTCTACCACCAGAAATTATATTATATCTTTGTTTTCCTAATATTAGAGGTTTATATTTAGTGTTTAGTTTTATCATATGGTAAAAAAAATATATCTTACTCTACTCATTTAAATCCTCATCAAAACCAAACAATTTAGTAACATCGATAGAGCCAATTAGATTAATTTCTGTTTTTTCCATATATAATTGATTTATTTTATTTAATTCTTTTTGTATATCTAATGCTAATTTATAGTTACCATCACTTATTGCTTTTTGTTTTTGATTTTCCATAAACATTATAGCATCAGCAATATTATCTTCGTTTACTTTCCTATAAACTTCACCTAGTAATATTCTAGCTTCCTTTATTAACTTGTAAGCTCTTGATGTTTTTATACCGTATTTATCATTTAAATGTTTAACTAAAGAAGTAGTGGAGTAACCCATTTTAGTTCTTAATTCTATTATTTCTTCTATGACTAATGATGGTTCAGCTTTCATATTTTTTTTTTATTTTTTTATTTATAAAAATAAAAAAAAACTACACTTTTTATTTTTTTAATACGTAAACAATATAATTATTATTAAAATAATAATTATTTATGATTTTTTATTATTTTCGTCGTTTTTATATTTTATTATTTTATTTTCTGAATTTTTTGGAAATCCAATAAACCCGTTTTTACAATACCATTCACTACATTCATTCTCATTTACATCATTAGTATCTAAGCATGTTATTTTATCGTCATTTATTTTATTTTCCGAATTTTCAAAAAATTCAGAAAACCCGTTTTTAAAATACCATTCATATTCATCTTTATTTATATTATTAGTATCTAAACATATCATTTTACCGTTAATAAGTTTATTAACGACATAACCTTTATAACATTCTTTTAGTTTCATATTATTTATATATTTTTTTTTATAATGTATTCTCTAAATCTATTATATATTCTTCTGCACTCTTTATTAGTCATTTGTGCAGAAATATTACTTATACCTAAATAATTTCTTATTTTTTCTTTTGTATTTATATCTTTATAATAATAAATTTCAAATAACCTCTTTTCAATTCTGTTTAAAGTTTTTAAATATTCTTCTATTAGATTATTTATTATAGTCTCATCTAAAATAAAATCATCATAATATAAATTAATACTGTCAATACATTCTGATTTATTTATATCATTTAATTTTTTATTGTTATTAATAAAACTTCTACTCCATTTTATTGTATTTTTAATAAAACTTTTTATATCTCCTTCTAATTCATCTTCTGTTATATCTATTTTATAATTTTTATTATACGCGTAAATATAGCTTTCGCTTATGATAGCATGTGCATCATACCTTCTTTTATAAAAATTTATAGCCTTTTGTGTGTAAATAAATATATCTTTATATCTTTCTTTATAAACTTTATCTATTAAAGTCATTTATATTCATTTTTTTTATTATTCCAATAAGATATGAAATTTTCTTTATACCTTTTTCTATTATAAAAGCTACAAAGACAGCTGTCATTTTGGTCGAATATATTATAAGTAATATTAGGGTCATATTTTTCTAATATACTTTTCAACCATTTTATGTTAAATTTACTATAATCTGATTTGTTATTTATAATCTCTTCTATTTTTTCTATTTCGTTTTTTGTCATATATAAAATATTATTTTTTTAATAAATTTGCAATAAATGAAAGTAATATAGATGATAAAAAATCACCAGTTGATATTATACAAACCCAAAAAGATAAGCATTTATGACAACTTAATATATTATATAAATGATTATTTATAATCTTTAAATTATTATATTGATTAATTTTATCATTAATTGTTATGAATAATTTTTCTAAAAAAACCTGAAAAGGTTCAAAATTTGTAAAAAACCAAGTAAATAAAAATATTTTAAAATACATAAAAATCTCTATTTAATTCTTTTTCTAATTTTTTTAAATTCGAACAAGCTTCATATAACTCTTGATTTTCGCAGTATTTAATACTATTTTCTATGTTATTTAATAAATAAACATGTATTAAAAAATACTTTTCAGGAGATGTTATAATTTTTAAATATTTGTTTATATCAATATATTCCTTAGATAATTTATTTATAGATATATCATCAATAAAATTATCATTTATAAGTTCTATGATAATATCATTACAACAGTTTATAATATACCATAAATCTAAATCTGATTTTGTATCAAGAAAATCAGGTATATAAGTCATATTTTTCTTGATAATTTTAATATGTTCATTTATTTTATTCATAATATTATGTTTTATATTTTATTGCAAATTTAATATTTTAAATATCATTATACAATTTTTTTTTAAACGCAAAATGTGTAACACAAAATGTTTTTTTATGATTATTATATATTATTTTTTTTATTAATTTTTTTTAATATTATCTTCTTTTAATTTATTATACATATAAATTAACTCATTTTCAATAGATAAATTAGTTTTTAATAAGCCGTATTCATCTGTATATATAGATATTAAATTAAGAATATCTATTAAATCTACCCAACCTCTTTTATTTTCAATATATTCAATGAAATCATTTCTATTCATTTTTTAAGATAAATTTTTATTAAATTATCAAGAATAATCTTGTTTTTTAATTTGTACATTTTATCTAATTTTTTTATACTTTTTAAAAAAATTAGATTAGTAGATATAATTTCATTTATTATATCATTTTTTCTAACTGAAACACTATTTAATAATTTTAAATTTTTCATTTTTAAAATATTTTTTTATATAAACTATATATTAAATATTTAAAATGATTTTTTTAATAATTTTCTATTGACTTATATCTTTCTTTTTCAACCCATTTATTGTAAATATACCAACTTTTATATTTATCAAAAATATTCAAAGAGTATATTAAATATTCTGATGGTTCAAAACCTATATCCCGTAATTCTTTTATTTTTCGTAAAAATAATTTTTTATCATCTGAAGATATTTTTTCTATTTCAACGTTTTTTATACCTTTGTAATTTATTATTTCAGTCTCTTTTTTAATATATAAACTATTTTTTTTATTTCTTATATTACATTTAAAACCTATTTTATCAAATAAAAATTCCATTTCTTTCTTTACTTCAATAAATTGACTTTTTTTAACTCTTATAGCGTCATGTATCGTGAATATATCATATTTATTTATTAAATTAGGTAATAAATAATCTATCATTATTAAACTTTCAACATTCTGAAGCATAATACTGAAATATTTATAACCGTAATTATTTTTGTAAATATCTATAAATTTCATAGTTTTTGGATATTTACTTCTATATAAATCATGTTCTTTTTTAACTTTATCGAAAGCTATTCTAAACCAATTATCTTTATCGTCATTATATAATGAACCTTCTTGCGTTTTTTTGATAAATGAGGTATCTAAATCTTTAACTATATAAGATAATAAAGCGAATTGAGCATTAGATATATCTATCTCAACTAATTCTTCACCATCTAACTCTAAATAATCTAACAATTCATTTTTCATATTCGTTAGATTATAATCCAATCTTCTATTAGTTTCGTTTCTATTTATTCTAAAAATATTATTATTAATCTCATATACACATTTTCTAAATATTAATTTTATTTCTCTTTCTTTTCTTTTTATAAAATCATTTATATTTTCTATATAAGCTTTATCTTTATATAAAATTAAATCTTTATTACTCTTTTTAGCTAATTCTATACCTTTTTCTAAAGAAACTCTAATTTCATCATTTTCCAATTTTAGAGATATAAAATTAAAATCTATCTCATTGTTTATTTTAATATCATTTCTATTTAATTTGTAGTTATCGATAAAATAATTGACTTCTTTTTTGAATTTTAATTTTTTAAAGGATTTTTCTATATATTTCTCAATTTTAACATTATTAATATTACCATTTAACACTGATTTGTATAAATTATATACATTTTCGTTTAATTGAAAATTAATATTATTAATATTATTAATTAAGTATTTTTCTATATTATTTAAATTAATGTCACTTCCATTTACTCTATTTCTTATTTCATTAATAAAAGTGTAATTTCCATTTATTAAATCATTATTAAATTTGTAAGCTTTACCTTTACCTTTCTTGACATCATAAGAATTCGACGGATCGGGTATTAATATTTTATTTATTATTAAATTATTCTTAATTTCATAAATGTAAGATTTAGTTTTTATTATCGATATAAAGTATTGTTTACTTAATCTTCTATAATAAGAAAAATCACCACCATCATATATATATAAATTATATATAGATATACAAAGTTCTATAGCCTTTTTCATTTTACTCGGTGATGACCATTCTAAACTTTCAACTGATTTTTTTATATTATCTAAAATGCTATTCATATCTTCTCATTAGTATTTTTAATTATTAAATTAAAATTAATTTCAATTTAAATCCCATATTTTATCTTTAGGTATATTCAATATTTTAAAATATTTTCCGAACTCAAATCTATTAAATAGATAACCAACAACTTTACCACCATCACCGCTGAAAGAACTTCTTATTCCAAATCTTAATAACTCATTAATATTATTAATACTTATTAAATAAGCTACTTCGTAATCAGGGTAAAAATATATTAAATAATCTGCTTTTGTAGCTTTTACACCACTTTTCTTACCATTACATTCCGTTTCTATAAACATGTTGTTAGTTTTTTTATTCTTAAAAAATTCATATCTATCTGTTTTTATTTCTAAAGTTTTAATAATACCATTTTTTTCTACCTTTATATCATAATCTTTATCTTTGTTAAAATTTAATATATTATATCCCTTATCAATTAGATAAGATGATATAATTTTTTCACCTATCTCACCATATTTTAAATCTCTGTAAAACTTACTAGAATAATTCATATTTTTTAATTTTATTTTTTAATATTAAAAAAAATATAATTTATATATAAAATTAAAAAATATGAAAAAATAAAGCCTGGATTTTTTATTGATTGAAATCCAGGCTTTATTTTGATTAGATTTATTTTAATATATAATATTTTATTATTCTTTACCTAAATTTATTAAACTATCTTTACTTCTTAAAAATAATATTCCTATAGCGACCCAACCACTCATCTCATATGGTGTAGATTTACCATACCATATTACTAAAGAACTATACATAAGTATTATCAAACCTATGATTGTTGTAAATAAACCTTCTTTAAATAATCTTCTCATATAAGATTAATCTTTTTTTTTATGTAACTCTTTATTTAATATTTTTATTTCTTTTATTAAATCCTTAACCGTATTATTTAATTCATCGAACTTTTCAGTTGTGTGTATATATTTTATTCCATACTCTCTCTCAATCAAATCTAACCTAGATTTTGTTTCATTTGTCACATTTATAATTCTCTTTAATTCATTAATAGTATTTTTTAGAAAAAAACCTATAATACTTATCATTATACCAATAATCATTAAAATATAATCATTAATATTCATATTATTATTATATTTTTATTAAAAATATCATCAATATTATTATTATTTTTAATAATGCTATCCTTATTTAAACTAGAAGTGTAGTTGTTGAACAAATGTTTATTATCTATAATGTATTTTTTTAATAAATCGATATACAAAGAAGCTCTATCCGAATAATGATGATACATAAACATTATCACTTTATACTCAGGTGATGAGCTGTAATCACCATTTTGTATCTGTAAACCTTTGTTTTTTAATTGATATGATAAAGTTAATACACTCTCAGAAGCTGCTTTCCAAGCAATAGATGGTTTTATATAATCTTCTATCAATGTCAATTCAGTTGCTGATGCGGTTTGATTATTCCATTTATTTAATAAATCTTTATAAAAATAAGTACCTAATATAGGTCTTATATATGCATCACATACAGGTTTTAAATTTATAACAACATCTTTATAATTTACATTATCACCTATTGAAGTGTTATCTTTAATCCATTTTTCTGTTACGAAATATGTAATATTCATTTTATTGATTATTTTTTTCAATAATTGTTTTTTCTATAATTTGATATTCCTTTATTCTAATAGAATTAGGTATTTTAGCTATATCAATTATATCATTTAATATTTCTTCCATAACTCTTCTAATAGGCATTACTATATTTTTTTCAAAAATAGCATATAACATCTCAATTTGCTGATTATTACCGAGTGTACCACCATTGGATATACCGGCTATTGAAGGGTCTAAACCATGGCCTATAGCTATTTCTCTATTTAAATCTCTTAAAGTTGTCGAAAATAACTTATCATTATTATTTGTATTAACCTGAATAAATTCAGGAGTATCATCCATACCATTACCTGTCAAAACCATTAATCTTCCTCCATTTTCCGCACCAACTTTAGAACCTATCTCAACCTTAAATCTATTAATTTCTTCTATGGAAGAAAATTGTTTCGGTCTTCTTATTACTGCTGAAGGAAAAACACCGTTTTGAATATTACTTTTTTGTAAAAAAGCAATATCACCGTCTAGATAAGCCCAATTCAATATACTATTATATTGAGGTATAGGATAAATATCCTGACCAGGTGTCTCATCTTGATATACATATAGTGTTTCTGTTTCTTTTCTATTAAAATTATATCTTTTATATTCTTTAACATTATTATTTATACCTCTGCTCCAATCAGGAGAATATAAAAAACTATCCACATCTATGAAATTTCTTATTGTTGATGGGTCTATTCTTTTTATTCTTAATAATTTACCAGTATTATCTCTTGTTATTATAACAGTAACTCTTCTATGAATTATATAATCTCTAGTCAAAAGTTTAGCTAATTTATCTATCTTATGTTTTTTTTCAAATGTAAGTAATTCAACTTTCTCTCTAGAATTCAAATTAACCATAACAAAATCATACCCACCTCCTATTACAGCATTTGTTATAAACTCTATTAACTTACCATGCATAGGTGAAATATAATAAACTTGATTTAACAATTGTGGATATAGATTATCATCACCAAATTTAACTACACCATTTATTGTATAATATTTATCAATTACAGGTAATGATAAATTACCTGAACCAATCTTCATAAAAGGAGTTGAAAACGCAAAAGGAGTTCTATTAGGTTCAGGAATATATTGTGTTATAGGTTTATAATCTCTACCAAATTTTAAACCAAATATATTAAAAGCCATTTACATTTTTATTTTTTTTTTTTCAATTATATCTAAAATCAATAGAAGTATCTACACCATCAACAAACATTCTACCAGTTTCGATTATATTTTGCGAATATGTAACACCGACTAAATTATAAACATCAATATTTTGATTTGTTACATAAATAGTATATGACCATTGACCTGGTTTAAGATTAATAGAAGAAGTGAAACCTATATAAGATTGTGTTGAAGATGTAGAACCATTTACACTATCATCAACTAATATAAACTTATTATATCTTTTTTTAGATAATGATATATCAGGTGAAGAGTAGTATATAGCATTTTGTTCCGTATAACTATCGTATTCAAATTTAAACAAAAAATTCGGATTTGATATACTCACAATTTCACTTAAAGTTAGATATATTGCGTTTGTATTATTCTTTTTTATGTAAATCATACCGATTTTTTTTATTTTATATAAAAGGTGGTTTTAAAACCACCTTTTATAATTTATTAAAGTGAATTCCATATAGAAGAAGGTAATTCATATTCTATTTCATCTAATTCACATAGAAAAACTAATGAATATTTAGAACCGTCAGCTCTAACTTTACCAGAACCGTCTCCAATATCAAAAACTTGTGAATTAGGGAAATACCAATATCTACCATTAACATCACCTAAAGCTATACCAAGATATCTTTGTCCTAATGCCATCATTTTAATAGCTTTAGATTTAGCAGCCTCTCTCATATGAAAAACAAAATTAATTTTCACTTCTTGATAAGTAGAACCGCTAATTAAATCTATTTTACCTAAGCTTTCGTAGCTAGATGTGTTTCTCTTAAAATGTAGAAGAGATGCTGTTGAAGATATTGTTAATTGTGAAACAGTATGAGTATTTGTATCAACACTATAAGTGATAACATCTTCCATATCAAAGATTTTAGCAACATTAAATAATCCACCTGAATTGTTGCTGCAAGTTCCGTGTAATATACTTATTAAATTATTGCAAGCCATCTATTTTTTCTATATTTTTTTAAGATACGAAAGGTTTTCGTTAATAAAAAAAAAACCTTTCGTATCTTTTATTATTAACTATAATAAACGATTTCATCAGGATTTACAAAGTGAAACCCAGTTTTTAAGTTAGCTCTTGTTCTTAACAAAGGTTCAGCCACTGTATCCTCTAAATTTACCGCTCTCAATTCTTTACCATCACCTGGTCCATCGAAAGCATAAATAAGATTATCCTTTAAAGTTAGAACCATTTTTTTAGGTGACATACCTTCTTGTACTACTATTTTAATACCTAGGAAACTTAAATCAAGGTCTTTAGTTACATATGCTAATGTATTTCCAGATGCTACTGAAAATCTATAAGCTGTAGCTATATCACTTGAAACGTAAAATCTCAAATCGCTAATTTTATTTTGAACCTTAGAAGGTAAAGCTTGATAAACTTTCAACATCTCTCCTAATACATTTGAGGTTGTTATAGAAGATGTAGCTGAAACTTTAATAACATCCGTATTAGATTGTAACTTAACTTGATAACCATCACATTCTTTTAAATATGATGAAGTCAATCCTGTGTTACCTTTCCATCTTAAATTGGCTATCTCTGAATTTATTTCTTTAGCCATTTCATCCCAATAATATGACATAAAAGACGATACTTCAAATGAACCGTTCGAACCTTTAGATAATTGTTCCGATAGAAAAGATTGTTCTAAATCAAATCTACAAATCTGAACCATAGCAGAAATAGGACAAACATCAATCTCAACCGCATCAAGTGAAACATCTGTAGATATAAAGTTGCATGTGGAAGATTTTAATAAATCTTCAAACAAAACATTAGCAATTTTGGTTGAAGTTTTAACACCTGGTATTAATCTGAAATTATCGATAACATCTTCAGATATATAAGCTTTAGAATAGAAATCGATAGGATTAGGACACAATAAGGCATTAGCATTAACATTTAAATCAAATTTTAATTCTCTCATTTTATTTTTTTTTTTTTTATTTTCCTTTTAGAAATTTTTGAAGATTATTGAATTTATCGGTTATACTCATTTTATAATCTTCTGTTACATTTTCTTTTTCTTGTTTATTTTCAATAATATTTTCTATTTTATAAGATAAATCAGCTATCAATTTATATATCTCATCAAACTTGGGTTGTAAAATAGCAATAATTTCACTTTCGTTCAGTATATTATTTTCATTGCTATCTACCTTTTCTTCTTCAAAATCTTCTTCTTTTTCTGTATTATTTTTATTATCAAAAAAATTAGATTTTTCTTCTTTTGTAATTTTTTCAATTTTTAAAACTTCACCGTTTTCAATAAAATAAATTTTGTCGTCTATTTGATGATGTCCATCAGGTAGTTTCAATTGTTCCATAAATTTTTTTTTATTTTTTTGCATGATAAATTTTAAATCCTCCAAACCAAAAAAACCTTCTATTGAATATGAAAATTGCTCATTTTCTACTAGTTTATTATAATAATCTCTATCTGTTATTTGTGTCATAATCATCAATGTACCACTAGGAACATCTATAGCATATTCTGAGTAAGATTTATCTAACTCTGGTTTATCACCAACTATCCATGTTTCTAGAATATACGCCGGTACTATTTCATCCGTATGTTCTAAATTAAAAATATTTCTATTGGATAAGTTTTTCATAAACTTATCTCTAATTTTTTCTATAACTTCTTTAGTAAATCTAACTTCATATTCATAATCTTCTTCCGGTGAATATCTATATATATCCATTGGTATCATCGCGGGTGCGACAATTCTCATCTTAACATCATCTTTACTGAATTTTAATTCGTTATAATTACGATTAAATGCTATACCTTTAACTAATATAGCGGGTTTTTTGACAAATGATATTAATTTTATACCTAAATCTTCACCTAATTCGTCATCTATAGAAATTAAATATTTATCCATACATAATATAATGTATTTTATTACTTTATATAGTACTTTTTTTTTAAATATTCATTTCTTTTCTCATAATTAACTCATTAAATATAAGTAATAAAGGCAAATCCGTTATTTTATCATATTTAGTTATATCTCCATTTGATAATTTATTAATAAGAGACATCCAACTCCATTTAGATTTTTTTTTATCTTCTTCTATTTCTTTTTTTATATCTTCTATTTCCTCTGGAGTTAATCCTTCTGTATCTTCTAATTCAAAACTTTCATTATTAAATAATATATAATATTTATTTATTAAATTGTTTTTAAAATCTAAATAATGTTTTAGAACTCCCCAAATATTACCAATAGGAGCTTCTGAAAAAATATTAGCTCTATCGTATATATCATATATATAAGGTTCTTCTATTTTATTACCCCATTCATCAATTTTATATTGTTTATATAAAATTGAACATATTATATGTAAATTTTTAATATATCCATCTTCAGCTAAAGCTTCTATATCAATAAATTCACCTAATTTTATTTTATTTATATCTTTTATTTCAAATTTATAATATCTAGAAACAAAATTATTAGGTGGTTCGGTTTCAATCCAAGATACATTTCTTAATATATCTATTAAATCATCGAAATTCATAGCAATAAATTCATCATCATCTATATCTATACCTGTTAATATAGATATTTTATCTAATAAAATATCTATATCACTTTCATATTCACTGTTATTTATAGATAATAATTCTTGATATTGATATAAAGTGACTTCATTCCAATTCTTAGGTAGCTTGTTTCTCATTTAAATAAATTAATTTACTTACAATCTTTTCTTCTATTAATAATAAATAAGGTATAACTATATCAGCACTAACATTTTTAAATAATTTAGCTTTATATTCTAAGTGACTTTCATCATAATGTTCTTTATTACTCAAATCATCTCTCTTATAAATTATAGCCATAATTCTAGATAACATATCATTAACATCAGATTTCAATACTTTCTCAATATAAGACATATCTCTTACGGTTAATTTATATTTTTCATTTTCTTTGTAAGCTGAATATATATATCCATCTATCTCTATACATCTTTTATATTCCTTTTCTATATTATTATCTAATATGTTTTTAACTATATTAAAAAAATCCTCATCTGTCATATTTTCTAATATGTAATCAGGAACTCCAAGAAATTCCATAACTTTGATGTATTTATCTATAAAATCATATTCTTCATTATTTATTATTTTAATTATTTTTTCATATTCATTTACAGTCCACTCTCTCAAGGAGTTTTTCATTTCATAATCACCAATTTTTATCATAATATATAATTATATTTTTATATATATATATATTAAAAAAATATATATAAAATTTAATTATTTATAAATAAATTAATTTTTGGTTCAATTATATTATAATTATTATTATCTATTATATTAATTATTTCTTTTAAAGAATTTTCAAGTAAAATGTAAGCTATCTCTTCGTTAAAAATATCGCTATTTATAAATTTATCAACTAATTTATACTTAGCATCTAAATATTTAAGATAATTCTTACCAATAATGTTAACATTTATTTCATATTCCTTATATTCAATAAAAACTTTAACACTATTTAATAAATTACCAGTATTTATTAAATCTTCTTTTATTATTAATTCCTTAAAAAAATTAGTCAATTTGATATTTAACATATAATATACTATATTATTCAGGTATATCCGATGAGCAGTAAGTATCTATTTCAAACTCTATTCTCATCACGTTACCCACCGCATAATCCATTAAACTATTATTTAATGGATATATAGTAGGAAATCCTATAACGTTAATTTCGTAATCATCATTATTAAATAAATAAATAAATATATCTGTTAAAATTAAATAAGTATCAGATAAACAAGTATTTATATTAGCTCTATCTTCCCTTATCAAATCCCAACAATAAATATCTATAGTAAATACATTAGAAAATTCACCTAATTTTTTACTGATAGGTACAACAAAAACGAAAGGGAACTTATTACTTTCCGAAGATATATTTGACATCTGTTCATAAAAATCAGAACCAAATCTCTTTATCATTGGATGTTGTTTACAAAATTGCTCTAATTTATTTAATAAACCTATATAAGAGTTCATTTTATTAATTATTTTTTATAAAGAAGCTCTTTCTTCTTGAACAGCTACTTTATTCTGTATTGTATTGATTTCACTAACGGATACCTGACTTTTAACATTAACATTTATATAATTATTATTATTTTGCATATTATTACCTACAGTATTACTATTATTATTACTACCAAATAAATTAAAAGATGGTGTTATAGACGATGAATTAGATGAATTATAAGAAGAAATACCCGAAGAAGAGCCAGTAGAAGAATTAGAAGAACCGTATTTAGTTGATTTTATTTTAGAAATGTTTATAGCTGTTAAACTAGCGACAGCGGAAGATAAAGCAGAACCAACAATAGGACCTGCTATAGGTCCTAAACTCATAGCACCAGCAAAAGCTTGTACTATACCTTGTAAACCGGCTATAGTTGCTTGCGATATTTGAAGTTTTTTATTATCTTCAAAAGATTTTCTACCAATAATATCTTTTTCTTTATTAGCCTTTTCGTTAAGATTTCTTATACTCTCATCATATTCCTCCTGACTTATTAATCTATTATCTAGTTGTTTTTTTAATATATCAGTCTGTAAATTAGTTTCTAATTCTATATTTTCAGTTTGTTTTTTTAATTTATCATTGTTAAATTGAATAGCTAAAGATAAAAAAGATTGTATGCTCTCGCCTATAGATTGGGTATAGCTCTTGAACATTTCTATTCTACCTTTTGTGCTATCCTCAAATTCTTTTTGTGATATTTCTATTAAATTGTTTATACCAATAAATGCTCTACCTATACCTAAGGACAATTCAGAACCTAATACTGTACCTAAAGAACTAAAAGCTTCTGATAAAGATTTCAATCCTTCTTTCAAATCTTTAGTATCTTGTTCTAATTTATCTCTTATTTCTTTCTTTTCTTTTTCTATAGCTTCCTTTCTTATCTTTTCTTCTTTTTCATCTTTTTCTTTTTTTAAAGATATAATTTTTGAATTGTATTCCTCTTCTGATATAATCTTTTCGTTAAAAAAATTATTTAAAAGTTCTAAATCTTCTTTATATTTATCTTCTAATTCTAATATCGATTTTTCAAATTCATTTAATCCTATTTTATTAAATTTGCTGTGATATTCTTTTTGTAAATTTAATAATTTATCATTATGTTCTTTTTCCTTTTCTTCTTTATTTTTTCTATACGTTTCTATAATATTATTTTCTGCTTTAATAGCTTCTTGTTCTAATAATTCTATTATTTTATTTTTTTCTTCTTTTAATATTTTCTCATTATCAATTGTATCTTTAATAAGTCTATTATATTTTTCTTTATTGATAGCTAAGTCTTTTTCTATACCATCTAACATTAGTGATAGTTCTAAATCTTTAATTTCTCTTGATATTTTTAATCTATCTTTTTCATATTCTCTTTTTTCCTTTAAAGCTTTTTCATAATCAGATTTTCTTTTTTCGGCTATTTCTTTTGAAATTTTCTCTTGATTTTCCTTATCTTTTTTTCTATTATCTTCTTTTTCTTTCTTAATTTTTTCTTCGAAATATATTAAATCTGCGGTTGCTTGTTGAGCCGCTAATCTGCTAATTCTAGCTTTTTCTTTTAAATTTTCTATTTCTTCTCTTGTTAATTTATTCTGTGCTAATGCAGCTTGATAAGCTAGCAAATCAGCTTTATATCTCTCTTTTGCTGTATTTCTAATCTGCTCAACTTTCTTTCTTTCCAATTCTTCTGTATCCTTACCTAATAATTTATACATTCTAATTTCATTATCTATTCTTTGTATTACTTCTTCGTTTATTTTTTCTTGTAATTTTAAGTTTTTCTGAGCCTGTTCAGCATTTCTAACCATAGCTTCTGTAGCTTCTCTCTCAGCTTTAGATGTTATACCGAAAAAATCAGCTATAGATAAAAATGTCTTTTCTAATAATCCTATAAGCCAATCGAAAACTTTACCAACTTGCTCCGTTATGATTTTCATTAAACCTAACTTATCAATAACTTTACCTACAATAATAACTAATGATGATATGGCTGCAGCTAATAAAAATAAAGGATTTGTTATCAATGATTTACCTATCTGTAGAAATGTAGAACCTAACGAATTTAAAGAACCAATAGCATCTTTAAATGTTATTGATTTACTGACTTTTAGTAAATCAGAGGCTCCGACCTGTGCTTGTGAAAAATTGAATGATTTAATTTTGCTACCAATATCGCCCATGATATTTGATAATTGTTCAAATTTAGAACCACTAGCTAAATTAGCAATTCTTTTATTGGTATCTCCAATTAAATCTTTCAATTCAGATGCTCTGTTAGTAGCTTCAGACAATCTTTCACTAACCGCAGCTATTTGTTCTTCAGTGGCATTAGAACCTGGTTTTTCTAATTCAGATAATTGATAACTTAATTCAACAGCCTCTTTTGTAGCTTTTCTTAATTCATTTTTTATATTTATTATTCTTTCTTCTGCTTTATTATTCATATTATCTTATAATATATTTATATAATATAATGTATTTTACTAATTTATATATTATTTACATCTTAAAATTATCAATAGTTATTATTATCTGTTTAAATGTCCAAGACGCGGAATTACCAGGATTAACTGATAAACCAATATAATATTCACCTGTATTATCATATGTATTAGATGTGTTTTCTATTAATTGAACTTGAGCAACATTAGCGAAACCTGTTGTTGTATTTCTATGATTAAATCTAAAGCTCGCATGTGATACCCCATTTAAACCTCTTACTCTAACAACTAACCTTATTTCAAATTCACCTACATCAGAATGAGCTGTTTGGTTATAACATACGAATTGATGTATTATAGCATCAGACAATGATTGATTATTACCTACTCTAACATTGAAAATTGGTGATGCAGTACCAGCTGCTGTTTTCGTAACTAAACCTTTAAATGTTATTATAGTTTCAGGAGTTGTTAAACAATCTGTATATATACCTAATATATAGGTATCTGAATTATTTGCTACGATATCTGTTGTGTTAGTTTTTATTATGGATGGGTATTTCCAATAAGTCTCCCCATTACCGTCCGTCATCAAAAACTGACCGTTCCTGCCGTAATTATTAGGTAGTGCATAATATGAACTACTACCATGAATATAAACTCTTTCATTTTCTAGAATTAAACTGGCTAATTCTCCATTACTAAAATTATATTGCGATAATTCTATAACTTTACCTTCATTGTATATTTTACTATAAAATGAATTTTTGTAGTTATTAATTTTTATACTATCACTATAAACTTCAATAAATGAATTATCAGTATTACCTATAGTGAGATTATCCATTTGTATAAAACCACTTCCAACATCACTTAATATTAGACAAGAACCGTTAATAATGATATCATTATTACCAGTTTGATTACCTTGTTGTAAAATTCCTTCTAAATTTCTATTGTTATAACTCATAATTATTTTAATAGTATTTTTTATATTATCCACCATTTCGAACCATCACTTATAACACTTATACTTTCATAGTTTAATTTGATAATATATGATGAAGAGTTATCTATAAGTTGAGATAATGTACCGCTTATTGTTATGTTATTATTTTTAGCATTACCACCGCTATCCTTTATTTTGTATATAGAACCGGTGATACCTACGGCACTAGGAAGATAAAGAGTAACTATGTTTGTGTTTGTATAAACAAGAGATACTTCTGTTGTTATATTAGAATTAGAGGAATATGTTCCTATTGTTTTCAAATCATATATAACTTTAGATATACTAACACCATTTATACTACCTTCTATATTGATATTTTTAGTGTAAAATGTATTACTTTGTGTAGCGTTTATATTAGTTCCTAATATATAAACATTTTCTAAACTATCGTTAACAGTATTTCCTGAGCCTATTACAAATGACGATGATTTTATATTATTATTGTTACCTATTATATCTATTTCACCGTTGGCATCAATTATATTATTATTACCTCTTACTGTACCGTAATTTATATTTGAAATTATATTATATATACCTTTAACAATAGTATTTGAATTATTGTTATTTAGATATTCATCTCTTATAGGTTTTACATCTTTAATGGGTGTATTTATTAAATTAGGTCTTAATATATTTCTTCTTTTTATTTCCGGTAATTTTAATTCATCATCTATTGATATCAATTCAACCTTTGTTAATTCATCACTATTAGCATTATAATCTATTATTTTATTTATATTCCAATATGAATTATCTATTCTTATTTTATTATTTAATTTTAATTTCTGTATGTCAATATTATTTAATTTAAAATAGGCTGTTAACATTTTACCTTTATCAATTTGATTAAAGGTTCTTCTCCAATGTAAATTGTATAAATTATTATTTGTTGTTTTTTCAGGATTATAAAAATAATAATCGCATATACCAAAATTTAAATCAAATGTAGGATAGTTTGGACTGTTAAAATGTGATATAAAAGGATAGATTTTTAAATTATGAATAGTGTTTATATTTTCTCTTATTTGATAATTATTACAATTATATAAACCATTATCTAATAAAATTCTTATATTTGTCTTAGGTGCGGAACCATTTAATATAGGTATATTAGCACCAAATGATGTATTTATATTAGGTGTAGGACTAAAAATTAACTCTTTTTTATCTATACCTTTAATATATTCATTCTCAAAAATATACTCTATTTGTCCATAAATCTCCTTAACATTATCAAAATAACCTTTGTTAGGTGTATCATCATCTTGCTTATATGTTAATATGATTTTTTTATTTGTTAATTCAGGTAAAAACTTTATTTCCTGCTCTATATCTTTAGATAACTTATAACTCCAATCAACAATATCACCATCATCATAATATTTATCTCTAGTTTTTATTATTAAGTTAGTTACATTATTCTTATCAACATCTATAAAAAGATTATACATCATTGATATGGATTTTATAAATTCACTCTGTTTTATTTTTTTTGGTACAAATAAATTCATATTTAAAATAGAATTTATAGGAATAGTCTCTAAATCTTGTTTTATTGTTACTTCTAAACTTTTTATTATGGCTTTATTTGTTATATGTTTATTAGATGCGCTAAAGAAACTACCTCCCGTAGACCATTTTTGATGAGCTAAATTATTCTTAGCACTATTCTCCCAAGTATTAAACCATGTTTTTAAAACATCATTAATTGATAAACCACTAACTGGAACTGTTATAACATCTGAAACACTTGAGGCTAACGTTATTGTTTGCCCAGGTGATATAACTTGATTTATAGGTACTTGTATTTTCGAGCCTATGGCGCTATTTGATGTATTTAATGTTTTACCTGCAAAAAATCTAACACTATATTCGATAGGAAGTTTATCATGTCCAATTGCGCTTACAGTGAAAGAATTATGATTATGTATTTGCATATCATAAGTTATCTTAAACTCATATAAAATCTTATCATTAGTTGATAAATTAAAAGGAACTGTATATTCACCTAAAACGGGATTATAATACGAAAAATCGTCTTGTATTTCATTTTCAAATATGATAATAGTTGGTTGAGGGTATATAATATTAGAAACAACCGTGTATGTTAAAGGTAAATTATTTTTATTCGCTATTACCCATTTTGTTTCATCTTCGATTATCTTAGGTATATCACCATTATAAGGTATAAATAACTTATCAAATTGTATTTCAAAGTCATCCTTTTCTTCGAAAGTATATGTATATCCAGCACTATTGAAAATTTTATCCCAATAATTCCTAACATACATACCTGGAGTAAAATCTTTTATATCATATTGATTTACATCTTGACCTATATAAGGTAATATATATTTATAACCTTCTAAATAAGTGTTATTGAAAGATTGTGTTATAGATGAGATATTATATAAGTGATTAAATTCACTAAAATCTAAATCTGTCAACATTAAATTATTTATCTTTGAAAAAAAATCAGCTGAGCTATCTCTTAACTCTGCCTCATATTCAATATCATATTCATTCGTATTTGATTTTTGAACTTTTCTAACTCTAGAAAGTTGTAAATACATATTATCTAATATGACTATACCGTCTTGTTCAACTAAACATTCTTGTAATTTGTTTATATTAAATGTTTCTTGTTCTATATTAACATCATATAGATAACCTAATATTTTATTAGCTTCTTTATCGCCAATTATTGTTATTGTTCTAGAAAAGGAACCATTCTTTTTAGATATATCACGAATATCACCTAAACTAAAATTTATAGGGAAAGATGTATCTTCTTTAATATCTAAATATCCTCCGTAAGGTTTTGTTAATAGTATTCTCGCTTTACTCATAATTTATATGTTACTTATTTCATTATTAGCGTATCTAACTTTTATAGATTTTCTTATTAATACTCCATTTTTTTGTTTTTTAACTTCCCCACCATTATCAATAACTATAACTGGATAATATAAACCATCAACATCCTTTAAAAAAGTAACAGGACTTTCAATTAATTGCCTAAAATAAAAACTAGAAGCATCATTCATCCAATTAGTATTTAATTCTAACTCCGTTTTACTATTTATAGAATAAATATTATAACCTGCGTCTTGTGTATTATAACTCCAACCGTCACTACTTAAAACACCTAAAAATTTATTGTATTCCTTTCTATCAACTGTGAAAGTCTCTTTGCTTCTAAGTTGAAATGCGTAAGATAAAAAAGAACCCATTTTATCCATAAATAAAATCTCGTAATTTTCTATCTTACATCTTCTATCTATAATAATTCTTTTCTTTTCACTGACTTGTATACCGTTGCTTTGATTTACCATATAAATATCATACCATTCAGTAGTATCTTTTACTATAGGACCACTACCATTTATAATAGTAGAGTATGTAGCATTTCCTGGACCAACCGCTAATTGTCCTCCTCTACTATTATATGATTGCGACCATATATTATTATATTGTAAAATATCACCATTGCTATTTACATATCTAACGGATATTGAATTATTACTTTCGGTTCCTCTAAACATATTCAACCACATATCTTGTTCAGGTGTCATATGGAATTCATTAGGTAAATCAGTTAAAAACTTATTAGTAGATGAGGTAGCATTAGAATTAATTATATATTCGTTACAATTCCAATTTATAAAATCTTTATGTGATTTTCTACCATTAAATGAATAAAATCCTGAATAAGTAGGACCTATATTAATTGTTTTTTTTCTATTAGAGTAATAGATTTTTCCTGGTTCAGGTGGGGTAGAAACACCAAATGGTTTATTTGTTATAACATACCAATAAGGAGAAGAAAAAGTGACTGATATTACCTGCGTCTGACCTTCATATGAAGTGTTAGTATATGGATATTGTTGTGATACTTCTATTATATCACCAACAATAAATTGAGGTTGCGATGTAGATATAAAACCAACATTTCCATTATTAAAAACATTATCTATGAAATCCCAGTAATATAAATATGTCTCACTTATATTTAATTTATATTCGAAAATACTATTATTTAAAGATGATGTTAAACCTGTTGTGTTTATATCATAATTGATATTATCACTTATTATCGATGATATATCAGCATAACCATATCCGAATTTAGGCTCTTTAGCAACTGTTAATTTAGCTATAAAATTATTATTTTTATCATATATAGTAAAAATATATCTAAAACCATTTTGATTACTATTATTAGAATTAAAAACCCAAACAATTTGATTTCTACAAGGAGTTAAAACTTGAGGTTTTTGTACTAAAAATAAAGACATTAATTAATTTTTTTTTTTTATATATATTATATAATGTATTTATTAATTTATTAATATCATATTTGTGGCCCTAACTATATATTTAATTTATTAATTTATTAATATCATATTTGTGGCCCTAACTATATATTTAATTTATTAATTTATTAATATCATATTTGTGGCCCTAACTATATATTTAATTTATTAATTTATTAATATCATATTTGTG